CGTTAGGGCGTAACCGCTTGTGTTTGCGTAACAATCTCAGACATTGAGGACTCGCCCGCATCGTTCACAGCAGAGACGTTGACCGTCAGTTTCGTGTCGGCCGCAATTCCTGTCAAGGTGTGGGATGTGCCTGTGACATTTGCGTCCAGTTGCTTGCTCGCTCCCCTGTATACCTTATATGAAGTTGCCCCATCTACCGCATCCCATTTCACGGTCACGCTGTCAGTCGTAGCCGTGAACGATAGATTTTGGGGCGCATTAGGGCGTAGTCGTGCCGCCGAATTCCTCAAACTTAGTCGCGCCGGCAGAGGATTCAATCATCGCTAAAATTTCATCTGATAGTGGCGGCAATTCGCCTTTGAATGTTTTCCCGAGCACAGGCAGAGTTATTGAAACCTCAACAAACCCATCCTGCGGCTGACTGAATTCCAAACTTTCAATAATTGCATGTCCAAAGACAGAATCATGCTTATCATTTTTGTTTTTGTTTTTATTGACTTTCCAGACCTTAATTGCCTTTTCGTTATCATAAGCACTTTCAATCGCTTCCTGCCCCGGATCGGTCACAGCAGCATAATAAGTCAGCTCAAAGCTTTCATTTTTTGTACCATAACCGACAATACGGCCTGATTTTGTGGACTCATCCAGCGTGTCCTGTTCTTTCGTGTGTGACCCTTCTGTTTGAAAGGCGATGAACAGCCCGTCTGCCCCTTTTGCATCCATCGGCTGCACAAAATAAATCTCATCTTTACCGTTTAATAAATCTGGCATTTCTTTCATCCTCTCAATTGTTTATTGTGAAGCGCATTCTGAGAATGCCGTGACGCGTGTACCCGTCAATATCGGTGATCACCTGCATGCTGCGCATCTCAGAACGGCATAAAGAAAAGCCCTCTATTGTTAGGGGCCTGCTTGTTAACGCTTGAAGCATGAGGCTCAGAATCTCCATTGCTTCTTTTTTTCCGTTGTAACCTGACCAGCAGTGTAAAACCACATTGATTTCTTCACCGCTGGATGTCTTGGTTTTAAATGGGGATACATCATCATCGCCCATTGTCACATAAGGCTTTTGCTGATCTTTCGGGACTGCATCAAAGACGCCCGTGACGCGCCCGTCCAGCTCTTCGTCTGTTGATAACCTCTTAAATAGAGCAGCCTGCAACGGCCACAGGGCAGATCGCATGATGACAGCTCCTTTCTATCACATTTGACTGGCAAAATACCGCATGCCTTCGTCCACAGCTGGATTCCAGAACGGCTGCGCCCGCATTCCCCGGGTGACTACCCATCTATTTAGCTTGGTGTCGTAATAAACCCACGGCGTTTGCCGGCCGCCGCCTTCCTCTGCGTAAATCCCTGTTCCGTATTCCACATATACGGCATAATCGGCACCAACAGAAATAACGGCCCGTAAGCCGCCCTCTTGGTAGTCGATTTCAATTGAATTTTTCAGGTTCCCCCCGTCTATTGCGGCGGTCGGAGCATTCAGAACAGCATGGCTGTAAATCAGCTCGGCCGTGTCTGTGACCAGTTGCTTAATATCATCTATGACCCGGCTTCTGAATTCGCTCGTGGCTCTTTGCATCTGCCTGACCCATCTTCCGCTCACCTCAGCCATTGCCCTTCAGTACCCCCGTTACCTGACATTTCAAATTCATAATCTCATGCATGCCGCCCTGGTCGATCGGATCTGATTTGAGAGTCAGCACCTTGTTTTCGTAGATGATCCGCATTGTCTTCTCAATATCATTGCGGTACGGGAAATACACATTGCAATCAACCGGATTCTGAAGCTGTTGAGCCTGATAATATTCCCGGGACGTAATCCCACCGACAAAGGCCTCTGTTGTGAGATAATCAGTGAATTTTTCAACATAGCCCCCGCCGCCGTCCGGCACCTCTTCCCACCGCTGAAACGTTATGACATGCGGGAATTCTTCATAGATCATCGGAATGCCTTTCTGTATGGGTACAGATTCTTCATAATGTGTTGCGGGAATTCCGTGTTATACGAATATGACACATCCCCCATACTTCTCCCAGACAGACCAGACGGCGTCATATTGTATTCAGCCGCTTTCGCAACAAATATTTTTACACCAGCGGGCAGCGCTTTTGGATCAAAAGTATTTTTGCATTCGTCTGCGGCAACCTCAATTAAAATAGGGACAACCTCAGACAAATAAGCGTCATGCTTATCGGTTGTTATCCCTATCATTCGTTTCACTTGTTGGATGTCCATTGGATCACCCTTTCAATTTTTCGAGAAGTGTTTCTCGTTTCATGTTGTAATAACCTGAGATCCCTTTATCCTTTGCTACCTGCTTGAGTTGCTCGACAGTCATTTCGTCATAAGACAGTTTTTCTTGAGCTGCCTTATCGATGTTTGCACGCCTTTTCAATTCTTGTTCCAAGAGCCAAAAGGTTGTTGCTCCCATTTATTCGCTGCCTCCCTCTGCATTGGTTTTAGTTGCGATTTCCGACATTGCAGATTCGCCGCTCTCATTAACAGAAGTGACATTGATTGTTAACTTAGTATCAGGCGTTAGACCGTCCGTGCTGTATTCAGGCTTGGTTACATTCTTATCAAGACGTTTGTCTGCTCCCCGATAAACATTGTATGAATCCGCCCCAGCTACGGCATCCCAATTGACAGTCACAGAATTACTCGTGCTTGTAAACCGTAGATTTTGGGGCGCATTAGGGCGTAGGAGTAGGCTCATCTACTGGAAGTGAATCATCAACAATAATGGACTTTTGAAGGTATGTTCCAAAACCTACATCAGCCCTGTTGTTAGGAATGAACTCAATCAAGTTTTGTTTCTGTAAATTTGTATGCGTTACTGAATGCATTGCAATTGAAGTGAATTTCCCTTTAGCATCCCCGAGTAATTGAGCTGCATCAAGAATCACTTCACCGCTTAATTTTGATTTAGTTGCTGCTTCTGGTCCTTCATTGGAAATGATCTTCACAATTCGGACTTTCTTTTTGTCATAAACACGTTCATAGTTCTTTGCGCTTGCCAATTCTTTGAATGTAGGCATTTCAGCAGCAACATCAGCTTCGGTCCATTTGAAACCACGAGGATGCATAATGAACTTCTTACGATTGATCAAAATGTCCTCACCTTTTAGTGAGTTTCGATCTGTTTCGGTTGGTGTTTTCGGCATACCTGGGGCATAACCAACGGCACCTCCAGCAAATAGGTAAGTTGTGTACTTTTTCCCGTCACCGCTCGAAATATCTAATACAAGATCGCCATCATTATTAGTGATGTTGCTACCAAAGACACCATCCAACATAAGGAAGATCATTTTTTGAAACTGTCTTTCCCAATAGTAATTGACACGATCCCCAATTGCTCTCATTGGATCTGATCCCGCAAGCTCTCCCGCTAAATCTTCTGCGCTCCAAGCCTTACCATATTCGAATACCCGAGCAACGTCTTTCCCTGCTTTGATTTTTTCTGGAGTCAATGCAAAGTTTGATTGAATCGCCTCTGGATCTCCTTCAAGATCGTTCCAAAAAGGCATATTGACTGTATCCCCACCACTCGGAACAATTAAGCCCGGTACAGGCTGAATAATTCCACTTCGATATACCGCTGTTTGTTCAACAGTATTGTTCATTGTGTATTGGTTAAAAATTTCTGGGATGATAACATCCTGAACTCTAGTTACTGTCATTTAAATTCTCCTTTATAATCCATAGATTGCAGGATTTCCGCCTGCTTGGATAATTAATTTTCTTGCTTGTTCTGGATCACTTTTCAAAATGTGACCTTGCTCAGTCAGGTTTAAATGGTCCTGACTAAATGGATTCTTGCCTGTTGGTGAATGAACACCTGAATTTGCTGTGTCGTGTGGCTGCCTACCTGCTAAAGACGGAGCGCCTTTTTGGTCTTCCTCAAAAAGATAGCTGTCGCTTTCCCTGAGAGCCGTTAGCTGTTCGTCAAGACCAATCACCTTGCCGTCAGCTAATTTCAAACCATCAAGATTTAAATTGGCTTTAACAGCCTTGATGTTTTTTGACTTCGCATCCCGCAATGCTGATTCAATCGCGAAGTCAAAAGCCTGCTGATCTAATTTTTGCTGATACTCCTCAGCAGTTTTTTTGTTGTCTTCTTGCAATTGTTCAATTGCCGCCTGAAGCTCTTCGTTTCCTTTAGCCTGTTTCTGCAAGGCAGTCAATTGCTGGTCCCGCTCGTCAAGCTGGCTTTTCAAGTCCTTCTTCTCATTGTTGACTGCATCAAAACGCTCCTTTGGGAACCATTGGCCGTTACTGACAATATCAATCTTTTGATCTCCGGCTTTTTCGATCACCTGAGCATATAAATCATCACCGAGCAATTCTTTTAAACTCATTTCATTCTCTCCTTTGATGTTTTTTTGCGTGTCCACCTCACGCGCAGGATTTACGTTTGTTTTTGCTCTAAACCTTTAAAACGAGCAGACAAAAGAGCCTTTTAACGTCATGCTCAGGACAAAAGAAAAAAGCTGTCACATGAGTAACCAGCTTTAAAGCTTACCTATTTTGTTATCGAAAATGTTTGTTAGCTTAGGAGCAACAATGCCCCATCCATTAAATTGACTAGAGTGATTGTCTTTCGCTCTGTACTCTTTCTGTAATTCAACCATTTTTTCAGCAGTCTTTGTATCAAATGCTTTAGGAGTAAACAGTGATTGCTTCAACTCACTGATAATCTCGTTGTAGCTATCAGAGTCATTATATTGAATTGCACTATTCAACATTTCTAGGAGGTATTTAATACGTTCGTTCTCTTTCATGAATCATTTCCCCCTTTCCTCAATGGATTTGTACCACTCTTCATAGGTTTGGTATGGGATGGTCTCGCCAGCTCCATTCCCGCGCTTACGGGCCCTTCTTGTATCCGGCAGCACGCCGTTTACTTTGAAAGTAATCGTGCAACGGCAGTTAATATCATCCTTGGCATTATTCATGTGCCCCGGAGCCGGCCCGACGCCGCCGTAAATTGATTTGAAGAGCCCATTGCGCTCTATTGTCTTCCCGTCCAGCTTCCTGTGCCCGGCTCGTGTTTTAAGATCAAGGGTAGCATTCCACATTTTTTCAAGATTGCTCCGTTTTGAGGCCTTCTCAGCGCTTTCCATCCTCGCCGACACTTGTACCCTATGAGCTTCTGTTCTCGCTACGTCACGGGCTTTTCTGCGCGCGAATTCCGTCGCTCTTTCAATGCGGCGGGCGATCTTTGAATAATCCTCCCCCGCTTGCAGGCCCTGAGCGACGGAAATTTGAATCTGTCGGACATAATCGTCTCGATGTCGCCTGTATATCGCTGACAAAGTCAATTCGGCTATAGGGTTTAGAATGGCCTGCCGAATGACTTCGGCTGTCGGGATGCTAAAACCCAAGTTTACCACAGATTCCAATTCAAATAGATAAGCAGAACGCATGTAATTCTCTAAAAACTGCTTGGCTGCTAATGCCTCAACAATTGTCAGAATGGTTTTGAAAGCCTTGTGAGATTCCTCGGCCATCCTCTCCATTTCCTTGTTCAGACGATTGTATTTGTTGGCATCGGCAAAAGTAAGCTGGCCGTCCTTGCTGTACTTCGCATACAGCCGGGCAATTTGTGCATTGATCTCCTTTAAGCGAGACGCAAAAACGACATCAATCTTCTGAGCATCCTCAGTGATCATGTCGTCCAGGTACTTATCAATATCATTCTGGTTCATCTTCATCACCGCCCGCGTCTGTTTCCACATCCGTTAACGGCGGCATGCTGTTCCTGTATTCGATTTCTTCAGATTCAATTCGCTTCATTTCAGCTTCTACATCGTCAACCCATGGATGATGAGCGAGACGGGTTTCTTTGCTTAAATCAGTGCTTTGATTACCCATCTGCACCTCTTCAAGTTCATTGGTCATACGTGAACGATTGAATGTCATTTGTAAGAGAGTGTGATCGTATTCCCCTTGGCCGGTCATCCGCAAATATTCAGTAAAAAACCAAAAGAAGGCATGCAAAGCCGGACGGAATTTCCTCTCAGCTTCATTTGCCTTCAGATCAAGTAAAGAATATAGGTTTTTAATTGCAACGTTCGTCGGTGAATTTCCCACTTTGTCAGGATTATTGTTAACTCCCTGCCCGAACCGGTATATATTTTCTTCAAGTCGGTCAAGGTGGGTGTTCGCGCTGTCAATCGGTACTTCAGCAGTTTTCATATCCATTCCGCCATCCGAACCGACTTCAACGGCCTTGTAATAACGTAGATTTGTCATGAACTCGCTCAAATTTTGACCGCCGAAGTTTTTAAGGATGTAAATGAAGTCTTGCATTTCATCAAAAGTATTTGCGTTATTTGAAATGTTGCTGTTGTATTGATCAATTAAATCCTTGTAAAAAACAAGATCGCTGACGCCTTCTTCATTGTTCTTGAACTCGATTAAGGGGACTTTTCCCCATCCATACCCGGCATTACCTAAATAAAAATGACTCTCCGGGTTTCGTTCGTAGTCAAAATCAAGAACGAGAGTGCCATCGTGCATTACGTAGTAGAATATCTGCTCATCCGTATACAATTCGACCTTACGAGTGTATTCATCATCAATGTTTTTCACATCATAATACCTGATTGCATACAGAAGCTTCCTCTTTTTCGTTGTATCGTATACCGCAATGACTTCTTCAGCAGGAATCCGGATAAAATCAAATTTCCCGTCTTCATCAACAAACGGGTGGAGCCATTCACTGCCCTTATTACTGGCGTTTTTCAAAAGCTCATTCATTACGTCATCAAAATCTTCGTTTACAAAGTCGTTGACCAGCTCCAAGAACTTTGAATCTTCAGCATTAAAAGTGATTGGTTTCCCGACCAGATATTGCACTTTCTGTTGGACCAGCAGCTTGTGCCAGTTATGAGAAATACGGTTATTGGGCTTTTCCGTATCTATTTTGCGTACGCCATCCTCATAGAAATAGCGCAGTCTTTTTTTTATGTCGGCCTGATTCATGTAATATGCGACGCCCTCAAGCATTCGGTCACGATCTAATTCGTGTTTATCAATCATCTTTTGAATAACCGTAGTGTCCGGCAGAGTATCTGATGTTTCTGCACTGTCCTCAATGATTTTCAACAGCTCTTCTGTGTGTGTTGGGGTTATTGGATACAATAGAAATCAGCTCCTTTCTTTTTATCTCGTCATGACCCGTACGCCCGGCCGCTTCATATCCCGTTCAAAAGCATAACGAGTGGCATCTATAGTGTGGTTGTCAGCGTCCTCAAGCCGCGCCTTCGGATTGCCATCTCTATCAGTCTGATAGTCGATATTCTCGAATTCCCGGGCGATATTAGGAGTTCTCAACGGATCAATGATAATGGCGTCTAAATCATCAAGCCATTCCTCGCCATATTGAACCGAGTCAGGTCCTTTTTTCGCGCCTGTTATGCGTCGGATACCGTGATCGATTTTCAGTTCATCAATACTCTTAGGCTCGGCACTGTCAGCAGTAATTTCCTGACTCTCATATCCTTTTGACCTGATCCATTTTGCCAGCTCTCTATTGGAAACCTTTTGATCATAAAGCTCATCAATCGCATAGATACTGTTCCGCTTCTTGTCATAGTGCCACCTGACGTAAGCGAGAGGATCAGGACCATATCCAAAGTCAACGCCCTGCCGGATGTTGTCGAATGAACGAACCATTTCATCAGTAATGCAGCCGTTCTCGATTTTCAAATTATCAAATGGCACAACACCACTCCCTAACGCTTCGCCGAGATATTCCCATCTGTACTTTAGTGGGTTCCGTTCCTTAACGATCTCAGCCTCTTCCTTAAAGGCTTTTGAGATATAAGGATTTTCGAGATATGTTGAATGATGGATATATGTGTTCTTTGGTACGAATGAAGATTCATATTTTTTGTTAACCCACGATTGCTTTCTTTTCGGCGGATTGTATGAATAATAAAAAGCATAAAAAAGACCGTCCGGGAGTTCAGCCCGCAGGACGGAATTTTCGATCATTGAAATTTCTTCTTCAAGTTTAAATTCGGCCAGCTCTTCGACCCACAGGAAGGCAACCGGAAATTTTGCGATCTTGAGTGACTTGATTTTTGCCGGATCGTCCGCACCCCTGAAAATGATGCTGTTTCCCCTGGGTTTGTACGTGAGCCTCATCGGCGATTTATTGACATGCCAGTATTCACCCACGCCCAGCAGATCAATTGCCTCTTTAAGCTGCTCGAAAACCGATTCCCCTAATGTGTTGGCGACTTTCCGCACCACAAGTGTACTGACCGGGTATTTCATCATGTCGTTTACTATTCGGGTGCCAATATGCGTCGATTTCGAAGAGCCACGGCCTCCCTTTAAGACATACCGAAGATATTTGTGACTGTTGGCTGCCGCCCAGAACGAACGGAATTTCGGCGTTACGATGTCCGATATTCGCTTAACCTTCGTCAACGTCTTCACTTCCTATATCATCAATGATCGTCACGCCGCTGTCTTTTGGAGCGTCTTTCTCGACTTCGTTCCGTGTTTTCTCGATATTTAAGCGCATTTGTTCCAATTTAAGGCGCCGTTCATCTTGCTCATGCGCCAGCTGGTCGAACTGCTTGATCAGACTCCGGAGCTCACCCATTGCCCGAGATTGAGCGTTCAGGAATGTTGCATGACGATCCCATGCGAATTGTATCTCAAGTTCTTCTTCTACAATGTTTTTTTCATATGTTAAATTGCCTTCTTCGTCCTCATCTTGATGATAAGCGTATTTTGCCTTTTTAAGCTCTTTTGCCGTATCATCTTTATTCTGCACAAACATAATGCGTTGCGCTCGTAGAATGGCTGCATATTGTATCTGAATCTGATCCCATATCATATCAGCAGGGGAACGTTCCTGAATCTCTTCCATAATGGACAGCGTTTCCTCTGGCAGATACTTTGAGAAAAATCCATGCGAAACCGCGTTTCGATTTCTCTCCGGGGCGCCGCCGTTGTTTCCCAATGCATTTTTATTACCGGGTGGGGCGCCTGCCTTTTTTGTGTGCACACTTTTTTCAGAGGGTGCACCCTTTTTTCGTTCCCAACCATGCCGCTGCTTCCACGATTTAATGGTGTTCATTGACACCCCGTATTTTTCGGCAAGGTCCTTGTATTTCATGCCTTTGGCGTAATCCTTATACGCCTGAATGTGCTTTTCAGCCATCTACATTCACCGCCGCCTCCTTTTGAATTGAGTTGTTTTGGAGATTATTTTCTCGGACTAAACTCGTCATCGTGTGCAAGCTGATGGATAGTGTCTTTCCCTATTTCTACGAGTCCAACAGCCTGCAAATATGATTCTGCGTCGTATACAGTCATCGTGGTGCCGTCTTTCATGTTGAAAGTAGCGACATAGCCATCAATCTCATGAAAATTCTTTTCCATCCAGTTAATAAGTCCGTTTGTAGGGCCGGGAAAAACTCTTTTCACTTTACTCATCGGATCATCCCCTTCATATTCTCTCTAAACCAAGCCCACACTCAGAGGCTGTCAGCCGCCAATTGTTTTATCTGAGATTCACTGGACCCGGTTTACAGAGAACATAAAAAAACACCCCGAAGGGTGTTCATCACATTAGCTTATCTCCCAAACAATCAGTGTTTCTTTGTCATTAAGTTTAACAAATTGAGTAAGTCTCACATTTGTTGCTTTATGCTCTTCACCCAATTCTCTGCTAAACTCTCCAAGGAATTCCGCCCAATCTTCTTTAGGTTCGAAGACATGTTGATAAAATTGCTTTACCTTCACACCACTAACTATCATAATTCTCACCTCCCACCTTATTATCGGTTAAGGAGTATGACAAAGGAACTATTTGCAAAATTTGTCGAACGAAAGCGCCCTTCATAAATAGGTGGCAACCGTAAGACGAAAAAACACCCTTTTGACAGGGTGCTCATTTCCGCCTATGCTTTTGGAAATCCAAAATATCCTCTTTCGGAAAAAGCCTGTCCCGGGGCATTTCTTTCATCGGCTCCAATTCCCCGGTCTTTACTAACTGGTTCAGATACTGACGGGTGAACCCCAAAATCTCAAGCGCTTCACTTGTATTGAGTATCTCTTCATTCAGGAATTTCTTGATTGCGTCACGCTCTTTAGGCTTGTACATTTTTGAATCATCCTTTTTTCTCGCGATATTTCAAGTAAAGGGAAAATGCTTTCTCGATGATCGAAACAACAAATAAAATGATCAGGCTAATGTCGAGAGCCGTTTTCAATGGTCCCGCTGCCACATCCTGACGGAAAAACAGCATATACGCCAGGGCGAGAAGAACAACAATATCGGTGGTGGACTGTACACTTTTCATTTTTTGAAAGTGGCTGGCTTTCAGGTATTTTTCTTTAGTCGCCGCATTTGCTATACTTGGAGCAAGGGAGAAGCGCTACCTTCTCCCTCGGCTCAAAATCATCTGCGCTTTCTTGGACGTCTGCGTTTTTTGATTTTGGGCTTTTTTGTTTTAAGCTTTTCCCTGATGATGAGGACTTTCTCAACAACTGTGAGAGTTGTGAGGATAATCCCCAGTAACAATGCGATTTCAGCCACTTTCTTTCCCTCCTTTCTATACTTTAATTATACCTCTTTTATTTACTCACGTCAAGTAATAT